GCGGAACTACAACTAATGGTGCCATAAACTCTGCATCATACATAAAAATTTCACCTGTATTTAAATCTTCATCCCCGGCATAAGCAGAAATAATTGAAGGATAAGAAGTATCTACATAAGTATCTCTATGAACATTTGCAACGTGTCTGAAATTATTATCTTTGTATTCAAGTAGCTTAGCCATTTGGTCCCCGCCACTAACAAATCTTCCTACAAATTGAATCTTATTTCCCATTGGATTAAGACTGTTATAACCATTACTATAACTCCACTCTGTTATATCAATAATATCCTGTATAGAATTAATAGGATAATCTAAAAATGCTCTAGAAATAAATTGTCCATCTGTTCTATTTGAAATGTAAATTACACAACCAGTATCATCTTCTATTACAGGTGCATAATAAAACTCATCATCACATCTATAAAGATAAAAAATTCCATATGGATCATAAACATCAAAACCATATCTCCATTCACAAATAGGATGTACCGCTTCCTTTCCAGCGACAAATCCCCATGAACCACCTCTAGGGTCATTATAATCCCAACTAGCAGGCCAAGGGTCTATATATAAAGGGACAGTTCCATATTTTCTATGGCTGGTTCCGTCTTTATTAACTTGTCTAATTTCCATGCTATTCATGCCACTTTCTGCATCATATTTATATGTCATAATAGCGCAGTGATTCGTATAATCTGGATAAAGAATACATAAAGACCAACTCGAAATCGCATCTACCATCCCTCCCCAAATTTGAGTTGTTAATTCTACTAAAAGAGTTGTATTATGCTCCCCCGCAGTATTAATACTAAATACGCTCCACTTGAAAATATCGTCTAGTGGTGAATCAGAATAGCCAAATAATCCTATTACTGTATCATCTACAGTAGTAATAAATTGATTATAATCATTATTAGTAAAATCAGCAGTAGAAATTCCCGAAGAACCTATAACATAATCTCCAGTAATTGTATCGGTAGTTAAATCAATTAATGCACAGCGATATTGAGAATCTATATCCTCATAATCCGCAGCGCCGGAATCTGTAAGATAAGAATAGAATACAAATAACGTGGTTCCAATGACTTGCATATGACCTTGATAAACTTGACAACGATCACTAGTATAAGGTTTTATCATTATTCTTGTATAGCTATGGGTATTAAAATCCACTTTAGCAACAGCTAGGTCTTGCATATTGTAGTTAGTATCGCCAGAAAACCAAATAACTCCTGGAGAAGCTTGCGCTCCGTATGGATACCATGTCCAGTAGTTTACCCAATTAGATCCTTCTTCTGCTGTTAGAACTGAATCTACTAATTCCCCCGTAGAAATTTGCCATTTTCCTATGCCATCGTAGTTACCACTATAATGGTAATCATATAAATAATCACCCTCTACAAAAGTATAGGTATATATTTGACCGTTTTGACTAATTAATGGTTCTACATAAGAATTGCTTGCATTAATGTGAGAGGTGTAATTTGTCATATCCTGATCTTGCATATAGGAGTTATCCCAATTGGTTACTCTATTCATCATATGGTTATAAAGACCACTAGGGGCTATAGGATTTATAGTAGTAGCATAAACTGCATAGCCATTACTATCTATATCATAGACTCCCATATTATTATCACCACTTAGTAAAACATTTGTAGAACCGAGATTACTTTTATTTTTCTTAGAGACTATCCAACTACGAGCCTCTCCTGCGGCTATAATATTATAAGATCCATAAATAGTTCCAGTAAAACGGTCTACTGTACAAGAAGTAAACTCCCCATCTCCTGCAACTGAAGTTCCTGTAAGTTCGTCTATTGTTGGAAATCCTGTCACTGGATTCCACTGAGTATCAATTGGATATCTGGAATACATGGTTCCGTCTTTTGTAACGCAAGATAGGACAGAATTAGACATAGACAGTTTCTCTACATATAAATCAGATAAGCCTTGAGAAAAGTTTTCCCAAGTATCATCATCTTGAATAGGTTTTCTCCATACACCCGCTCCCTCAGTAGCTACATATACATACATACCAAAGTCATAATATCCAAATATTCTAGGGCATCTTTGATTTAAAACTACATGTGTAATTAAACCTTGGGAAGATAGAGAAGATCCAATAGAAGTGACAATCCCTGTAAAATTTAAACTTGGATGGTCTAAATGAACAGAATCTCCTAATACAATATCAAATGCTCCCGCCGCATCAATAGATACTTCAAAAGTTCTCTTAGTAAATTCATTGATAGCTTTCTTAGCTAAATCTTGGGCAGTAGCGCCATCTGGAATATAACCATTTGATATTACAATAGATCTAACATCGTTAGAGTCATATTCTTCTTCATATCTTCCATGCTGATCAATTTCCGCTGTTACCCAAGCGTCATTGATAATATCTCCCATTCCATAAACTACAGCTCTATTTCTAAACATATTGCTGTTTGTAGAAGTTGAAAAGTTCAGACAAGTTGTTTCATCTATATTTGCATCTACCTGACCAGGTGCTAAAGAAAACTTACCTATCTGAGCTACATTATCTGGACTGAAATGTAAATACCAAGCATTCATTTGAATCATCTGAATAACAGTAGATAAAACATCGGTTAGACCAAATACAGAGTTATTATTAACTAGACTACCTATCTGACCTGTATTGAAACTATAAGACACTTTAGCTTCAGTTAAATACTTAATTATGATATCCTTAGCATGGGTTGGTTCTGTTACTAAAAATGTATCTGGAATAAAGTAATCTTGAAGTCTTTTAGAATAATCCTGACATCCAAATGAGATAGTTCCATTAGGAACATTATTTGTAAAATCGGTAACTACATAGGCTCCTTTTTTAATGCCACCTTCGTATAGATGAAATTCTTTGTATGTTTGTGGTGTAATATTGACAGTATCAGATAAGGTAAAAGAAGCATTTCCAATACCTGTACAAATCTGCTGTTGTCTACTATATTCTATAACATAATGAGTTACATCGGTTCCATCGTATAAAATCTGAACGTTCATGCTTCTGGCATTCTCCTTAGTCCTAAAGACGTTACGTAACCAGCTTTACTTAAAGAATGGTCACACATTTCTACAAACCATGTTCCTAATATTCCTAACCTTTCTGCACTAGCTCCAACAATATCTCTACATCTCAAACTTGGTTCTCCAGCTAGTGTTACTCTAATTTGCTCAGTATATCTACAAAATAAATCTAAGTTATAATCAGCAATCTGTTGAGCTAAACTCTGACTATCAACCATTTCTCCAGCACCCAATACGCTTGTCTTATAGAAATCTGCTGGAAGTTCCGCAACTTCTCTTGAAGCTTCTGCGTGTATATCCCCTGCTCCATATACCACAACTCTATTTCTTAAATTCTTCTCAGAAGTAGTTAAAGCCATATCTAAAGATATAACATCTGTGAAAGTAAAATCAGGAGTAGTTGTATCTCCAGCAGGAGGCCAGCCAGGTTGTTCAACTCCAGCATCCATCGGATAAGGTTTTCTATTTTCAAAGTGAACTGTACCAGTAGAATCTGCCCATATTGCCCAAGTAAGATTATCACAAATAGCCCTACAATACTCATATACTGGAACTAAATTAACCTCAAATTCTCTCGTTACTCCAAATGTAAATGATGATGGTATAGGACATGTAAAATCATTCAGACCGGCTTGACTCATTAGTTCTTCTATGAAATCTTCTGCTCTAATATTTCTAAATTTTTGAGGATTATCTGGATCAGAAGCGGCTATGAAATAATCCATAGCTCTAGTCATAACATCTGCACAGGTAATACTATATAAAGACTCTGGTGTTCTTTTATCTATTTGTTTGACATAACCAGTGAAGACTACTTCATGATTATCTGTATATCCCATATCAACAGTAACATAATCCCCTAGAGTTAAAGACGAAGTTTCCGCTTCTATTGTAGCCATAGAAGTGGAAGTATCTTGAGAAGATGTTACTGCTACACTTTGTATGTGAGATGTATTTGTAACACTTGCATAAAGTCTTTTAGCTGTCATTAGAGCATTAACTCCATTGATATATCATAGACAGGTACATAACAGTCTTGGGTGGTATCTATTGTTTGAGCGAAGGTCTTTCTTCTTTTTATAGTAAGTTTAGATAAATATAAATTAGTGGAGCTAAAATCATTTCCAACTAAAGCATATGCTGTTCCATCGTTGAGTAAAGCTTTTAGAGAGTCTTTGTTTGTATTTCCTACTATAATACCGTCTATACTGTAGATAATAGCTTCATCTCCGAATATTTGAAGTATTGTAGTAGCACCTATTGGTTGAAGTCTAGCAATGATCTGACTACCACTTTCATTCTGATCCTGTACATATATTCTTATATTATTATATGTCCACATACGTCCTCCTTATACCTGTACTGTTCTTGTTACTGAAGTGGCATTGTTGCCATACTTGATTAGATCATTGGTCATGATTGTCTTTAATTCCCTAGCAAGTACAGCCGCGTTCAAGTTAACTTGGAACGATGCTGTTATGTTTAAGTTTAGATTTGTTGATACTTCTGGTAATTTGGTTGATGCAGTTGAATCTCTAGCATATTTTGGAGTACCTGCACCAGCATCCATAAATCCTGATATACCTTTATAATTCTGACCTGGCAAAGTTCTTGGACCAAAGTCAGGACCACCCGCTGTCATAAACATAGGATAACCTGCTGAAGTAATTGGTTTAGTTGCTGGAGGTACTGTTGATTTAGCTAATTCAGCCGCCCTAGCCGCTTCTTGCATAGCTTGTCTTGCCATTACGTTTTCATCAAGAGTTATGTTAGCTGGAGTTCTAGGTGAATTTACACCAAGAGCAGTAGCTTCATTAGGAGTTAGTTTGGCGGCTTGTTCTGGAGTTGTAGTAGATCCACCTGGTCCAGCAGTCGTATTTGTATTCTTATTATAGTAACTACTTACAGCAGAGTAAGGCACCCAAAATGAAGCACCTTCTGGTAAGTTATACATACCATCAACCATCTTCTTAGTATTCTCTGAGATTTCTGCTAATAGGGATTGGAAGATCCTCATATCGGTGTCTAGCCACATCATACCATCTTTAGCCATGATAACTTGTTGAGATTTCTCTTCTTTATAAGTTCCACCAGCGGCCGCGGCTGTAGCTTGTACCGAAGCTAATCTAGCTGGATACATTTGCTGAGCCTGTCTATACTGAGCCATTGTTAGTTCTTTATCTTGAGAGAAACCAGCGGGTTGTAATTTAAGTTTACCCTCTTCTTGAAGCTTCTGCATAGCATCATTTAGATAACTAGACTGTAGTTTAGTTACTTCTGTATAATCATCTTTAGTCTTTACTAAATACTTGATATTAGCATCTCTAGCTTCTGATGAGGCTTTTTCTTGTACAGTTAATTCGGATAAATCTTTATTATACATCTCCACAGCGGCATCTTTAACCATCTGGAACTGAGTAGATGTTAGATCTATCATAGAAACTATATCTCTAATTGGCTTTCTTAGTTGGATGTTTCCAGCCTCGTTAGATACAGCCATATTATAAGTTTCTTTTTTACTAGCTAATTGAGCTTGAGCATCACTAAATTTTACATCCTCACCGTTAACTTTAATAGTTGTATCTGGAGTAACAACACCAGATTGTTTAGCGGCATCAATCGCAGTAGATAAATCACCAATATCACCAGCTAGAGTTACTATTTCTGTAATTGCTTCTGTAGCACCACCTGCAAGAAGATCAGCAAAATCCTTTAGAGCTTTTGTCGTATCAGTTACATTTCCACTGATTTGACCTGCGGCTACTAATGTAGGTAATTTATTCTGATAACCTTCAATCTCACCCATAGCTGTAGTATATTGTTTAACAGTCATAGGATTTTCAGCGAAGGGTTGCATTCTCTTCTTTAGATCTTCTCTAGATTGTGCTTGAATATTAGTTATATCTGTTGTACCTGTAGCTACAATGGCATTCTTTCTAGTATTGAATGATCCATATTCACCTTCACCCTGAGTGACAATTTCTGGAGCCATGAATTTATCAAACTGAGCAGTTATTCTGGCACGTAAATTTTCTACGGCTTTTTTCTGTGCATCAGTAACTGGTTTCATTCCAGCACCACTTGAAGTTGGTTTACCCACTATATCCATATATTCAGGAGATTTTAGCATGGCCTCATTAATGGATGTTTGCCAAGGATCAGGAGCTTTAGTTATACCTACTTGAGATAGTATTCCAGGTACACCCATCTGCATTTCTTGGTTGAATTTACCTAACTTAGCTTGTTTACTAACCTCTTCTGGAGCAATAGGAGTCCCTCCTGTTTGACCAAATAAACCTAATTTCTCCTCTTTTGTTAATTTAGCAACTTCATCTTCATATGTAGGAATTTTTGGAGCTTTTTCAGGTGTAGCTGGTTGAGGTTTATATAAAGTATTTCTAGCGTCTGCTATAGCGCGATTCCATGCTTGAATAAAAATCTCGGCAATAGAACCACCAATAGCCGCACCAATACCAGGTGCCGCACCTAATGCTTTACCAGCAAATTCAGCGGCAATAGAAGCACCACCGGCTATAGCAGCCTGACCAGGATGTCCTTGAACAGCATTACTATAAGCAAATAAACCTGCTGTCATTGCTCCTGGGGCCCAACTTGATACAAAATTTCCAGCCGCTTTTGCATTAGGAGCAAATTGATTAGCACCCTGAAGAGCCAACTGTCTTGAAGTTAATTCTACATTTCTTGTAGAGTAACCTTGTGTCATTCTTTCTTTTTGAATTAATGCTTCAGCGTCTTGTCTGTAGATGTCTTTATTTAGTGTACTTTCTAATCCAGATATAGCTCCTGTGGTAGCGGCACCAAGTTTGCTAGGTAATCCCAAACCTTTAGCAACCCCTGTAATAGCTAATATAGGTAAAGCTGTTCCTAGTAATTTAGCTACATTGTTTAATCCATTTACGGCTTTAGTAGAATTATTTGTTAAATCAGTTACAACTGCTAGTAGACCACCCTCTGTACCAAGAGTTTGAGCTAAACTTTGAAAAGCGTTTCCTAATATAATTGTAGCAGTTTCAACTGTAGCCATTTCAATAGCCAAGGCTTTTTCAGCCTCACCATTAGCTATAGCTGAAGCTTGTTCAGCAGTAGAAGCAGTTTTCTGACCAACTATAGCTGTAACAACCTGAGCCTGACGTCTGTTACCACCACCAATTGCTCTTGCTAAACTGTTTAGTTGATCTGGTGAAATAGCTCCACCCGCAATTCCAGATCTGATGTCAGTCATGATCTCTTTGAAAGTTCTAGCCTGACCTTGAGAATTTTGAACAGCAATACCAAATTTCTCTAATTGTTTTACAGCATCATTATTTGTAACACCTGTAATAATAGCTCTAACAGCATTACCAGTTTCTTTAGCAGAAGTAATACCGCTGGCCGCAACCGTAGCAATTAGACCATTAAGTTCATCAATACTTAAACCAGCATTATCCGCCGCCTCAGCTACGATAGCAAAGGAAGTAGCTAATGTATTAACATCAACGTTAGCGACCTTAGATACAGCTACCCACTTATCAAGTAAGGTAACACCCTCATCAATAGGAGTATTTGTTTGTCTTAAAGAAGCTACTAAGATATCAGTAGCGCTAGCTTGATCAATTTCAGCTAGTTTAGCAAGAGTAATGGAATCCTTAAGAATTACATTTGCTTTAGCATATCTTTCAGTAACACTTTGAATATCACCAGTAGCTCTATAGGCTTGGTTATATCCTTCTAGAACACCTGTAATAGATTCACCAGTAGCATTAGCAACGGAAGCCGCACTACCAAAGATTTTATTAGTATCTTCTTGGGCGGCATTCATTGTAACCATAACATTGGCTAATTGAGATTGGTTTTCAATCGAAACTTTAACTAATTCTTGTAATTTTAATAGAGGAGTATAGACAATACTAACAGCGGCTGTCCACTTCAAGAATTCTAGAGAATTTTGTGCAATAGCTTTAGTAAAGTCAGCAGTTCTTCTAGTAGTCTCAGGAAGAATGTTTCCTTGAAGATCTGTTAGAATTCTTGTCTGAACTGGATTACCAGCCTGATCTTGTCTCTCTACATCAAAGATTTTTACATTATTTCTTTGTTTAACTTGTAAATCAGTAATAGCCCCCTTTTCCATATAGGCGGGATCTCTTTTAGCTAATTCTTTATAAACACTCGGATAACCTAATTGTTCAAATTCTGCTTGCTTTCTAGTAGCATATGTGGCATTATCAGCTATAGCTTTATTTTGTTTAGAACTAGCGGCTATAACATCTTCTGGACCAATTTTACCTGTAGTTAAATCTTGAGCTACTGTATATTGTTTAACTGCACCAGAAGCATCCCTCATAGTAACAACTAATCTAGTTAGATTGTCATTTAGATCAGTAGTTACCTTTGTAGTAGCTTGTATTTTAGAGTCAGTTAGGTCTGTAACCTTACCAAATTGTTCGGCCGCAGTAAATAATTCAGGATTATTAGCTTTTGTACTGGATCTCTGAGCAGAAGTCATACCCCAAGACTTGGAATCCCCACCACTTGGTTGTTGAGGAACTCCCCTACCGCCTGGATTATTTGTGCCAGGAGGGGGAGTTGTAGGAGTTACACCCTCATCTGGAGTTGCAGGTTGTTTCTTAGCTTCTTCTGCGGCGGCTTTAGCTTGGGCTTCAGACAAACGTTCTTTTGATCTCTTAAGTTTATCATCAACTTCTAGTTTACGAGCTTTTGCATTGTTATCATCTATCTCTTTCTTTTTTCTTTTATAGTCAGCATCTTCTGGACTATCAGGAGTAGCTTCGGCAGGTGGTTTTCTACCACCACCTCTACCACTCCCACCTCCACCGGCGGCTTGAGCTTTTAATTTATCATTAACAATCTGAGCTTGTTTATCAAACTCTTCTTGTATATTTTTTAGATCAGTATCAAAAGAGTCTACGGGAGCCTCAGCAGGAGCAGTAGCGGCTGGAGGAACTGGAGGTTTTGGAACAACTACTCTAGTTCTAGTAACATTTCTAACGCCAGGGGGCTCATCAAGATGACCTGTATGTGTAGTTTGAGACTTACCCATTGTAACTTGTCCTGCTTGAATAGCAGTTAGTAATGATTCATCTGTAACAGGACCGCCAATCAGACCCTCAAGTCTAGTTAACATAGAGTTAGAGATTATATATTCATCACCATTTTCACCAACTTTAATTACTTTATTTCCTCTCACTCTACCTCCAGAGGCATAACCTTCTAAATATTTATTTCCATTAGCTATTTTAGGTAAAACCTTTTCTAAAGATGAACTAGAAGCTAGTCTTGAAATCATTGGACCGGTTTTTCTGCTCAATGCACCCCTTTTTTCTAGAACATTTATAAGTTTATCTGTTAATTCTTTTGGATATTTAGAAGGAGTACCATTAATATATTGTGATACAACTCTAGCTCCAGTTTCTTCTGGATCTGACCAGTAATATAGATAATCTTTATCTTCAAAAGTCATATCTTTAGGTAGTGTTGGTCTTATTAAATCATGAGCTGTTTTGGATAGTTCTTCTAATATTGGTTTAACTTCTGGATCGTCTACATATGGAAATAACATTTTATGACCAAACTCATGTGCTATACTATTTTTAGCTTCTGGTGATGATTGTTGTAAATATTTAGGACCAATAAGTATTGAATTAGGAGAGGATGCGGCACCAGAATCATTTCTAGTTACTTCAAAACCTATATCAATAGGACCACCATATTTTTTATTTATTAAGGTAGATATAGCAGGGTCTGGATTATTAGTATTTTTTTTCCATTCTTCATTTATATTTTTTTGCATTGTCATAATAACATCACGTGTATTACTAACATTGCTTATAGCTTTTTTAAAGTTATTAATATGATCTAAGGCAATAACTCTAGTAAGTCCTAACTGTGGATCATTATTTTGTTCTACGAGTTGTTTAACATTATCAAGAGCATTACTAACTTTATTTAAAGATCCATATACATCTCTAAATCTAGGACTGTTAACAAAAGCATCCTTTTCTTGAAACGTATTATTTTCCCATATTTTAGATGTATCCCAAAAATAAGCGGCAAATTTGTTTAGCTCAGGTGTATTACCAGTTACTTTACTTATCCTTCTTATTTCTGTTTTTACATCTTCTATATCCATACCTGCATGGTTAGCTATAAGTTGTCCAATAGTAAATGACATATTATCCTATATCTCCCTCGTCAATTTCAAACTCGACGCTGTTTTGACTCTTTTTATTTCCAACTGCATTATCAATCCACTCTTCTAAATCTTCAGATCGTCCGTACCATATCAATCTCTCAGGTGGTCGTTTCTCTTTACTGAGTTCTGAAAGACTATCTACTTGTTGATTCTTTCTAATCACATAGGAGATAGTATATGGGATATCTCTAATCTCTTGAATTCTATTATCTATAGGGATTCGTAATGTTTTTGAAATTGACCACAAACTTCCAATCGCATTACTCCTGGCTATTTTTTTAGAGTAATCATATCTACTTCAAGTGAAGTATAGAACTCTCTGATCTGTCTTTTAATAAATGATGGAATGTTTTCATACTCTTCTTGTGAAGAGAAATACTTTTCTGTAAGGGCTTCATCTTTGTAAGCCCCGAAATATGTACAATAATCTACGAAGCGATCATACATTTCAGCTTCGCAAAGTTCATTGATAAGATCTTCTAAATAGATAGCATAAACTTCTTCATCAGTCTTTTGACTGATCGTCTTCTTTATGTTCTCTAATCTCTTATCAACCTCTGCTTGAATAGCGCCTCTCATCTTATCTGGATAAGCATCTATCTCTGCTTGATGCTTCTCTAGAATTTCTTGTGGAGCATCTGAAGCGGGTTCCTTTGGAACCGGAACTTGAATATCCTGAGCAACTTCTTTATAAATGTTCTTACTATTTACATATAGAATATAAGCTTCTATTTTTGGTCTTCCTAGAGTTTCAAATTCAGGGACATAACCAACTCGTTCATCTGAATTTATGTCTAGGAGTTTCTTACGAAGTTCGGATGCTTTTCTAAGCGCCATAATTCTAGCTCTATTCATTTCAGCATCACCCACAATTCTAAGATAAATAATATCTAGAACTTCTTTGGCGGGGGAAAGCAATTCAAACTTATCAAACCAAGTAAATAGTTTACTTATATCAATGTCGTTTTTTTCGAGTGAATATGTCATATAATCTCCTTACCTAATTCCTTGAAAAATTAAAAAAACCCAAGATGAATAGACTAGGATATAGTCATTTCTTCTTGAGTCCCGTATTACTGCACCTTTATTGACTCGTTAAAGTCTATTAAATTTACTTTGTAATAAATATTGTTGTAGTGGTTTTAAATTTAGTTTATTACCCCATGCATTATCGTTCAGTCTTATAAATAAAAAACCTCTATCTCTTTTATTATAGCAATGTTTTGAACAATAATTTGCGTTTGATCTTTGGCAGGTAAAATTTTTACCACATTTTATACATATTTTTTCCATTATTTTGACTCTTTATAGCGGGGTGGGAGAAGAAAGAGGTCTCCTCCCACCCTTACTATCAAAATAATTATATTACGTTAAAAACTTCCGCTGTAGATTCTGCAGTGAGCAGTTCTTGACTTGAAGTTGAAGGTAGCCTGTGCGTTCTGGTTTACATTTGAAGTATATGAGTCACCTGTTACAGTGATGTCATCTAAGTAAATGGTCTTTAGAACAGCAATAGGGGCTTCTGTGTCACAAGGGTCTTGCAATTGAATCTTTAGAACTACACCACTGGCTACGCATCCTTCGCCTGGTGCGAATTCTGTACCAAATGCTAGAACACCATATTGTAGTAAGCTCATCAATTCTGTATCTGTATCCATAACTGTAATTGTACCAGTTATTTCAGGAACCTGTCTTTGATAACCGATGATAACTCTACTTCCCATTTCCCTTACAGGTTGGACGTTTAGTGTACCATTGATTGTTACAGACTGGACTCTTGGGATACTATTAGCCGCGATATTAACTAGAGCATCTTTACCTCTAATAGCGGCTGGCATTAGTGGGTCAGAAACATCAACCCAGGATGGAGTAGCTGTTGCTACTTGGTAAACAACAATCATTCTTGTAGCTGGAGTTGAGTTAACACCAAATGTAATTGTTGTACCTGAAACTGAAAATTGGTTCGCTATTGGTGCAGATGGAACTTCATCAAGATAGCCAGTTTCTGATTTCAAAGATAGTAGTTTATTACCATTCTTTAGAGCAACAGGTGCCTGAGCTAGTGTAGTGAATGTTCCGGTCTTTACCTCAACAGCGATATCATTGCTGAACCATCTCTTCTCTGAACCAACGGCTGTGTAGTCTTCAGTAGATTCACCATCGGCTGAATAGCTGAATGTGAAGTCTCTAATCTGAAGTCTCTTAGCATGAGCGGTCTTAACATAATCCGCAATTGATGGGTCTTTGATAAAGATGATAGCATCCATTTCACCCAAACTTGAGATATCAACACCACCAGCAGGGTATGCGGCAGAGTCAGTACCAGTTAGAGCGGAGAAAACCTTGATACCAACGTCCATAGCACTAAATGTCAATGTTACGTTTGGAACGTCTTTTACATCACCTACGTGAGAGGCATTACCCAACTCATCAATAGTAGTACTTGGAATGTCAGTATTGAAAGTTAATCTCTGGATTCTTGAGGCCTTGAACCAATCTCTTGGACCAACAACGTGAAGTTGTAATTCCTTTGATGGAATGGCGAGTCTTTTAGCCATTTATAAAATCCTCCTAAATTTCATTGTAAACTGCTGTAAATGTCACAACAGATCTATAATACATCAGTTCTGTAAGTTCCGGTAGAACTTTAACTATTGTAAGTTGAACTGACTCAGGGTCTATAACCCCTAACTTTGTGGGTGTAACATCAGGGGGAAAACCCTGATCGTAGTCATAGACTGGAATTTTCTCTTCTATAGCATGTAAAATTCTATAGGCATACTCATCCCTTTGTGACCTGTTAGCCGCAAATACATCTATATACCACGTTCTTATTTTACCAAATGATCTGTTACCTAATTCTTGATTATAAGTATTTATCTCATCATTCTCTACAGCAACAGTAGGAATGGTTAAATTTTCTGGTTCAAAAGCATTCGTAACATTGATAAAAGGAGCATCTGCAAATAAAGTTTTTATAAAGTAATACACAGATAAGTCCTGCTTTTTTTCTATATACATTATTTCTTAACTCCTCTGGTTGTCATTCTACGCATATAAACTTCCCTTTTCACTCTTGCTTGCATCTCTTCGGTAGTAACGATCATAGCGGCAAGAATTCTTTCTATCATTTTTGTGGGAATGCTCTTTTTATAAACTTCAATGTTTTTTTGTAAGTCTTTAGCGATAGCCTTTGTCCTAATACTTAATTTTACATTATCCCTACTAATAATGTAAAGTCTAGCTGGAACTACCTTCTCAGACAGTACTGTAGCTACAAAAGTATTTAGTTTTTGTTCTACTAATTGGTTTTCTTCAATGGATAATCTTTCAATAACTTTGTTTTGTTGAATTTTAGTATTGAAAAGCTGTCTAGCTATTGTCTGAAACTGTTCCAAAGCTATAAACATTTGTTCAGGAGAATTAAGATTTTTCAAAAGTTCGTTGAAGCGAGATTTTAAAATCTTTATATCCTTTGCTACTTCTTTCAAATTTACAGAATTCTCTTTTTCTAAATTAATTAGTCTTGTAAGATCAATATATCTAGGATCATTTTTATAACTCATTGTTTTAGGAGATATATATGGTCTTTCAACTTGCTGTCTAGCAAGCATTTCAAATATTCTCTTAGTAGCTTTTTCAACAAAGCGGGTTGGTTGATTTGTAGGTCTACCTGTACCACCTTTATTAGAGTTAGACATTCTAGGAACATTTAAATTTCCATAATTTAGAAGATACCAATAAGCAGGTTTACCACCCATTTCTTCCAGTCTGGTACGCAAAATGTTATTATACATTTCAGTTCTTCTAGCTTCATCTGCTTCATCCCTTCTAGGTTTAGACCAGCCTTTTCTCATTTTAACAACTCGACCACCCTCTCTAGCAATTCTGTATAAACCATTATACCAAGCATTTGTAGCTCTTTCTCCAACCACCTTTTGACCATAGCCTAAACTCTCTCTTGTAGCTTTAATAGCATTTGCTAAATCTTCTGGAGTTCCAGCTATTTTCTCTACATTCAATTTAAAAGAACGATATGGCGTAGTCATAGCTGGACCTTTTATACCAGTTGACGTCTGTTTATCCGCTAGTTTTAATTCTATCATTTGAGGATTAGAGAAGGCTACTTTAAGAGGTTCAGATAGTATAGGTATATTATATTCAGGACATCTCTCTAAAGCATTATTCAACTCCTCCATAATAATTTTAGTACAGGCATTATAAACACCACCCTGTTCGTCAAATCTTTTATCTTCAATAAGAGGAGTGACTTTAAGATCTTCCTGTTTCTTTTTTAGATCTGCAATATATTCATTATATTCTTTAACAGACTGCTCTACAGTTTCACCTAATTCACCTAATAATTGTAAATTATGAGTAAGATCTGCATAGTTAAATTGACCTGCCGGACCTGTTTTAGTTAGGATGTAATTATTAGTTTTGGTAAACTCTGCGAATAGTTTGTTATAGTAATCAACGTTTGTCTGTGTCATATCTCAAAATCATTTCCAAAGATAACTCTTAATATAGATCTAGTATAGCTATTATAACTATCAAGAATTAGTTTTCTAACCTCTGCATATTCAGGTGAATCCTTTCCTAAAACCTGTTCTATGTCTTGAAGTAAAATCGCTTGGAATTTCTTATTCTTTTTCTTCACGAAATACACCACATCAAGCACGTCGAGCCCCTGTATAATATTCATAATATTCCTCTCCTTTATTCTTCTTTTAATCCTAAAACTATTCTATTGAGACTTTGAACTCCTCTTGGTGTTTTATTAGCTATAGCTAATTTAATACCATCAACTTCTACATTATCCGCACCCTCTATAATGTTATAGTTATCGACAGTATATTCAACTTGAATTCTACAATCATAAGCTTTCCATTGACCTCCCTCTGACCATTGTAAAATTTCAGAAGGATTCCAAGTTATATGTGCTTTCATAGAAGTACCGCTAAGAGTTGTAAGCCAACCCACTCCACTACAAACTACACAAAAAGGATTTGTAGATTCATTTGTTACTGGATTTATAGTGCAGGCGGGACAATCTTCTAACACTTCTGTATAGAAGATTACGTCCCTACCTATTGCATTTCTAATATCATCAATTATTAACTTCGTGTTTGTCGGCCAAGTTATTCCCATTTAGTGCCTCTTGAAACAAACCATGCCAAATACCTGCGATATTCTTCCAGCTATATTGGGGGCTTGTAAATAATTTATATGATCTTAATGCTAAAGTTTTATACAGAACTTTATCTGTATAAGCTGTCTCTAAAGCTTGAGCTACATCTTCTGGTTTAACCAGTCCACCTTCAGTCATGATATCATCTTGAGTGTAGTCCATTGTCACTGGAATTAGCAAACCACATTCAGAGAAAAGTTCCCTACAGGCTGAGTGATCTGGTACTATTTGTAAAGCTCCAGTACAAGCATGTTCAACATTACAGTTATGTACTACATATCCATTTGCAATATATGAGTGGTCTTCCTCTACTTCCAAGTCATATACATGACCTAGACCATAGGGTTCAACTCTTAGTACTTTAGCATATGCTAAAGTATCTAGATCCATAATTCTAAATGAACAGAAATATCCCTTACCATTCTCTCTCATTCTGCATTCAAATCTATAATTATTGATTGATAATTGATGAACAATAAAAGAGCTAGTACTATTAGAAAATGTTGCAAAGAATTTTCCAGCAATTTCTTTTCTTGATTTATTTAGAAGAAAACTTTCTAAAACATTCTTCATAGAATGACTAAACCAACTAATAGGAACCTTTCTAGTTCTAAGTTTTGAACCAAAATTATTCAAGAAGAATTTAACATAAGTCTTATCTGTAGTATCAACAACGGGTCTATGTCTTAGATCAAATGTAATATTAGATGTAACACCCAATCTTCTAAATTTATTTACTATCTGTTGGGCATCATTTTCTGTACGGGTTCTGATTGTTAGTTTACCCTTTTTTATTTTACCTGATGCTAGATATTGACCTACAATAATACCAAGATCTTCATCCATGTCTACATGTCTTTTATACATTCTAGGGAGAATTCTATCTTCTCTTCTCCAAACAAAATCATCATTACACAAAAGATCTCTATCCTCAGCTAGATCGACAACCAGTGATTCTTGATTTACCTTTGGTTTAAAAACCTTTACAACATCTAAGTTTGTAAGGTCTTTGGCCTTTTTCCACCCATCAAGAGTCATAAGCAAATGCTCAGGTGTGCATTTCAATTCCCTTCTATTTTGAAAAGTGATCTTTACTAGATCCTTTATACCATTATCGAATACATTGATTACTTTCTTAATCTCTCCAGTATGTGTAACTGTTCTGTCTCCTACCTGCATATCTTTAATACGTTTGATACCATCAACAGACCAAATTGGGGTGTTTTCTTCTAAACATAAACCCCAACCTTCTCCTAGAGAAGTATTAATTCCTATATCTGCTGAATTATAAATTTCATTCATCTTGAAAATAGGAACCTGTTGAGGTCCAGCATTTCTAGTGGTAACAACATACTTATTAGCTATGCCTAATCTATGAGCCATGATAGAAGTATTTATAGCCGCATCAACCACACCGGAGTGCATATATAAAACTGCATCATCCTTATTCTCTGCAAACATTGCAAAGCCTTTCATAGTGATATCTAATCTCTTTCTAGGTTGATTTCTATTAGCATTCAAGACAATAAACTTATCCATATATGTATCTGGATCTTTCTTGAATACTCTCTTTCTGGCTTCCATTTTATCCATTCTAAAGAAATCATTAGTTTCTACACCATGTGGTATTACTGAGAATTGAATATCAGGTCTGGCTTTTGAAGCTACATCCAATCCGAACTTAGTGTAAGTTACGGGGAAGACCTTATCAAAGTGAGCATACCATTCAGAGTTATGTTCTTTAGAATCTACTGGAAAGTAAACAAACGTAGCGGGGATTTCCCCGTTTTCATACAAACTAATCAATGCTTCAAGGAATTGATTTAAATTCCATGCATCACCCAAAGCTAAAATGATTTCTGGTTTAGCTATGGTCAAGATCTCTTGTAATCTATTCAAACCTAATAGATCTCCATGAGAGTCAGCGGGATATATCTTATACGGATAGCTGTGGGGATCACCATGATAATTTACTCCGATCCAATAAATATCATACATATCCTGCGGAAGATTGTCAACAATTGAATGTAAAACTTTTGAGAAACCAGTTGCAACGACCGCGTCTCCCCAAACTAATAACCTTGCCTTATTCATAAACCTCTCCTTTTAATATTCAGTATCTCTCTCGTAAGTATTTCCAAGATAACCTGGAAGTGTGCCTTTTCTAGCTCTGGCTAGTCTCTTTGATGGGGGTATTAGATAGGACTGTAATTCCGCCCATAATCTATCAACGTTCTTATCTCTAATTCTACCACTTTCTAGATTAGTGTAAGATATTTCAGCATCTTTCCATGAAACCGTATCCCATGCTGAATTCTCTAAAGCTCCTTGTAGAACTAAGAATGAAGCACAAAGAATTAATAGATATTCATCAGCCGTTTCTATAACTCTAACGTTAACTGGAGTCTCATAATATTCATATGGATTCCTGCTAACTATACCAGAGTCACTTACATAATAACGACTGTCCCACCAACGTTCTAAGAATCTTATCGCGCTGATTAAAGAGGTCTTTAACCATTCATCAGCATAGCGATAGGCTAATGGATTAACATCTCCTAGTTTAAGTCTTAGCATGGGAATTAGATATTCTACTCCGATCTTTGTTTCATCTAGTAAGAATATGTTTCCAGTAAGAACTTGGGTTTCTATATTAGAGACGTCTTTGACCTCTAGCTTGAAGAAATTTCCGACTATCTTAGCAATATCAGCAGGGGTCAATGATAAAGTTAATATTCCAGTTGTTCCACCATTAGTGATCTCTCCTGTGATAGTGGAGAATACAACTGAAGAAAAATTTCCAGGTGTCTGCACAATATACATATTGGCAATATATCCTGAAAGGTTCAAAATAGTACCATCAGATTTCTTGATTAGAAATCTTTTAGTATATCCTGACCCCGTTGAGATTGTAAGATCATAATTTGGCATGATTCACCTTATGGTAATTTACTATTGATTTGCTTTAGAAGTTCGTTATTCTCTAATTCTAATGCATATATATTGTCTAGTGTAGCCATATCCTCTGGAGGAACTTCAGCACTAGGGGATGGTGATGGACTATTTTCTGGTTTATCTGGATCATCTTGTTGCCATCTACCTGATGCAAATACTGTATCCATTGGAACTAGCATAGTATCTAGATCTACATTATGAGGAACGGTCATTGAAGATTCACTATAGATGCCAGGAAGTCTAACATTATCAGTTAGCTGTAGCATTTCAGGTGGTTTATTACCAACCCATTTAGGATTGTAAGCGACGCTTTTTACAATGTTTGTAACTTCTGACCACTGTTTGAATTGTCCCTTTGTCTGAGTATATACTGGTGTAGTATAATCAGCTAACCACTGAATTCTATAATGTAGATATGAATCCAATGATGGAGAATATGCATCAACAAACCATTTACCAGTGTAGATCCAGATGGGAACGGTTAATAGTTTTCCATTAGCCTGATCCTCTTCAATTCTATTAAAGAGATCTGCGGCACTATCTCTAATCCAAATATCAGGAATCTTTTTGATAACAGAAGGATTAGTATTTTTGTTTTTATAGTAATCATTATAAGACATCCACCATCTTTCTACATCAATACAGATAGCATGGTATGTTTTATTCTTCAAAGCTTGTCTTAGAGCTAACATTTGAGGATCAACATCATTTGGATATTTAACATGATTTGTTAATTGAGAAGCATAGAATAACATTTTATATGCTGGATTATCAAAGATATATGCACATGCGGGAATGTTTTTGTTATATGCAATCTGTACCCAATTACTTAGATAGGTTGGATCAGTACAGAACATGTCTACACTTTCTTTTGAATTCCAATTGAAAACTCTGTCATCTACTTCTACTGCTTTGAAACCTAACCATTTTAGACCTAAAAGTTCAGACTCTTTTAGATAAGGCTCATAAGAGCTAATATCAATTCCGACTTCTTTCATTTTACTCCTCCACTTTTCCTGTTTGTAAATTTACTACTATATAATCCCCTGTTAGGATTACTATAGTAAGATCATCAGATAAATTAATTATACTATAATCATCGTCTAATATTATAATCTCTGTGGTTGCATCAATCCTGTCTTCGGGTGGGGGTGATGGTGAAGGTGAAGAACTAGGACTTAATGATTGGCTCTCGCTTGGGCTAACACTTCTTGAGGTGCTGGCACTTGGAGATAGACTTGGACTTTCTGATCTACTTTCACTTGAACTTTCACTAGGTGAAAGGGAAGCACTTGGTGATAGACTTGGACTCTCACTAGTTGAAACTGATGGGCTTGTACTTACTGAAGGACTTCTACTTGTACTTTCAGAAGAGCTTTGGCTAATAGAAGGTGAAGCACTCTTACTTTCAGAAGGAGAAACCGATGGGCTTACACTTGCGCTAGTACTTGGAGAAACGGAAGTTGAGGGGCTTATACTTGGTGAAGCACTAGTACTAGGACTCTTACTAGGAGATTCTGAACTGCTTGGTGAAATGCTTGGTGATTCAGAAGGACTTACTGATGGTGAAACGCTAGGACTAATACTTGGTGAAACTGAAGCACTTGAACTTGGGCTAACGCTAGTGCTTGGTGATAGTGATTTACTAACACTTGGACTAACCGAAGGACTTACTGATGGGCTTACTGAAGAACTTCCTAGTGGTGCAGTTGATGGACTTGCACTTGAGCTTGGTGATAATGAAGGTGAAGCACTAGGTGAAGTAGATGAGCTTGCTGAAGGAGAAACACTTCTGCTTGCAGAAGGGCTTACACTACTTGATGGACTTAAACTTGGGCTAACCGAAGCACTTGGAGATACTGAATTGCTAACACTAGGAGAAACACTTGGTGAAACCGATTTACTAGCACTACTTGATGGTGATATACTTGGACTTTGACTTGGTGAAGTTGAAGGTGAAGTTGAAGAACTAGGTGATTGTGATCTACTTTCACTTGGACTTACTGATGGACTGATAGATGAACTAGCGCTAGGACTTACACTATTTGAAGGCGAAACTGATGGGCTAACTGATGGTGAAGCACTTGGGGATACACTAGAGCTAGGGCTTACTGAGGGTGAATTACTAGGAGAAACACTTGA